CCGGCGCCCCCCCCCCCCCCGCCCCCACCCCTCCCCCCCCCCCCCCCCCCCCCCCCCCCCCCCCCCTGGGGGGGTCGGTCAACGCAGCAACTCGCGCGTTAACACAATCGCCAGAGCGCTATCGAGTCGGAGGTCGGCGAGGGTAGCCTCACCCTTGGCCACCATCACCTCAAGCCTCTGCTTGACGACCGAATGGTGTGGCACGCACGATGATTGAAGGTTGGCGCCCTGCCACATCAATGCCGCGTCGCCTCTGTGCGGTACGATATGATCAACGATCGCGGTTGGTTCCACCCTACCGATCGCTTGGCATCCAAGGCACAAGGGATGCTCTGCCTTGAACAGCTTGGCTACCTTGTCCCATCTCGCGTCATAACCACGGGCGCGAGCACTACCACGACCCCTGTCGTATGCCTTGGTTCGCTCGGATGGGGCGGGCAGGTAACTAGGTCTGAACGATGGTGGTTTGAAGGGCATCTATAAAAGGGGCCGTCCGAATGCATGGTGCGCGACAGACGGCCCAAGTCTTCACGTTGGGAGGATTGCCCAAGGAGGGCAGAGCAAGACCCGAGTGAACGGACCGAGCTCCTACCCTATGTGAATCAAAACGCCCGACGGTTTGTCGCCGCCGGGCGTTGGTAAATCGGTTCCCTGCAAGTTCCGTCAGCTACCGCGGCTGATTGGGCTCGTTCGGTTTGTTCGGGGGATTTGGGGGATTCGGTTTGTTCGGGGGATTTGGGTTGGACATAATAATCTCCTGTTGAAGACTGAGGCAATACGCCTCGCATATAGATAAACCACGATGCCGATGGATGGTTCCGAGCACGCGGTAGTCCCTATACCCTATGACGCGAAAAGCCCGGCACGATGGCCGGGCTTTGTTTTGAGCTTCGCACTCCGGTGTGATCCGGATGTGATCGGGGTGTGATCGGGGTGTGATTACCCCTGTGATACTGGCTCAAACGACCGTCTTAGAGCTTTTCGATGTCGGCGGTGGTGAGCTCGATCGGCGTGTCGCCACCAAACAGAGCAAGAAGCAATCTGATTCTCCCGCGCTCGTCCAGTCTTTCGATCGGGCCTGTTAATCCCTTGAACGGGCCATCCTTGGTGATGCGCACCGTCTCGCCCAACGTAAACACCTCATCGACCGACATTGCCGCCGGAATGGCGCCGTTCACTTCACACGCGCGCAAGCCGGCGATGAATGCATCCGGCATCGGCACCGGCAGATTGTTGGCGCAAAGCATGCCGTAGACGCCGACCAGTCGGAAAATATCATGCCAGGCGCCGCCACATGGATCGAAGCGCACAAAGTCATAGCCGGGAAACATCGGTTCGATCTTCTCGCGCGCCAGCATGTGGCGATGTTGGCGCTGCGATGGCGGCAGTTGGTTGGAGCGTGGCATCACCATCTTGCGCAGCCGTACCGAATAAACCTCGAAGCCGGCCCGCATGATCTCCTTGGCGACGAAGCTTTCGGGCTGGGCGATACCGCGCTCGAACTTGGCGACGACGTGCACGATATGCCAGCGCAGCGTGCCTGCGGTTGCGGGCACCGGAAACTGCCACACTTCGCGCGCCGAAGCCTGCGCGGCCGCCGCCCGTCCGGCTTCCCAGAATTTCCGATCAATTGCTTCCGCCATCGCGTTCTCCTTCAAAAATCACTGTGGCCAAGTTGGCAAGAGTGATCGGTGGGATATTCAGCCTCCCATTGTGGGAGGCTCGTCTAAAATCCATGATCTCGAAAAAGCCCAACAAACTCAGGCATTTTTCGTATTCTTGGGATGCTTTGGGATATTTGGGATATTTATTTATATGTTCTCTCACATGTGCGCGCGCATGTGAGTCCATTGCCGAAAAAACGTCCCAAACATCCCGAAACATCCCAATCCTTTACGGATCAGGCAGTTAGCCAAACGGTCAAATGTCCCAAAATGGGATGATGGGACATTATCAGCCGATGAATTCCTCCTCCGTGGTTGCCACCGTCGCCCCCGTTTCGTTGCTCAGACGCAGCGGTTTGCCCTCATGATCGACAAAGTCGTTGACGCTCTTGGTGAGCTCGATGCCGAGCCACCAATTGACGTTCGAATGTTTCCAGGCGATGCCGCGCTCGCTTAGTGCGCGGCCAAAATATTGCACGGTCGACTCGCGCTCGCCGCTGGCCTTCGCCCAGGCGATGTAAACCTTATGCAGCTCACTGCCTTGCGTGCGCGCGCCCGGATCAGATTTGGTGCAGGCGATCAGGAAGCGGCCAATAGGATCGCTGTCGGTGCGGAATTCAGCCGTCGCCTGGATAATCTCCTCAGGCAACACCAGGCCGCGATCCAGCCAGTCCCTGAGGCCGTCCAGCAGCCTATTCAGGATGCCGGATGCTTCGACCTTGATTTTGTCGATTAGCAGCTTGTCGGGCTTCTCGATCGTGACTTCCCAGGGCACCAGCACCACGCGGCGCCAGATACCTTCATCGGTGCCCTCGATCTTGGGCTTGTAGTTGCCCGACATGGTCAGCTTGAACTGCGGCATAAACTCGAAATAGTCGCGCTGCAGGTGACGGGCCTGGATCGGATCGCCACCAGTTGCCAGCTTGATCAGCGCCTCAGCGAGCTTCGCCCCACGCTCCGGCTCGGATGTCTGCAGGAAGCGCACGCCGGGCAAGATCGCGAGATCGGGCGTCGCCTGGCCGGCATTGCGGGCTCTTCCTTGATCGATGAAGGTCTCGATCGGCAGTGCTTTGGAATAATCGCCTGCTACGTGACCGATCGCCTGCAGCAGCGTCGTCTTGCCGTTCTTGCCCTTGCCGTGCAAAAATAAGAGCTTCTGTTCGGACGTGTCGCCGGTGAGCGAAAGGCCAAACCATTGATGCAGGAATATTCGTGCACTCTCACGCGGCTGCACATCACTAAGAAAGCGATCGTAAGTTGGGCACGTCGCCGCCGGGTCATAATCAACTGGTATGATCTTGGTGATCAGATCAGCGGGATTGTGCTTGACGAAAGAAATGCAGTCGCCTTCTCCTCCACGCCGCACTACCAACGTGCCATTGTTGACGTTGATCATGAAGCGATCGGCGTCGAGTTTCGACGGTGTGATGTGCATGTAGGGCCCGGCGCGGCGTGAGATCGCGTTGAGCTTGTTGGCCGCTTCCGACGCGCGGCCCCATTTTTTCAGTTTGGCGGATAAATAGATCGGATCGCCGTTGCGCTCATAGGCGACGATCTTGTCGAGCTTGCTGCCCTTGATGGTGCGCGCTTCCTTTTGGATCGCTCGCACCGTGTCGTGCTCGGCAATCTTGACCGCCTCTTCGGCCGCCTCGCGCGACCAGCGCTTGCCGTCCCAGGCCAGCCAGCCGAGCGCCGGGCACCACAAAATCTTGCCGATGTTGCGCTCGCGGAAGCGCTCGGCATTGCCCAGATCAGTCTGCGGGTAGAACGCCAGCTGCTCATTGAGGTCCGCACCGGTACCCCCGGCCCCCTCATCAGGAGGATTATCGCCGCCGCCTCCCGTTTGGGATACTTGGACTTTCTTTCGACGGTCACGCGAAATTGGGGGCGCGGGGGTTGCAATCGCGATCGGTTCTGGCGGTGCGGCCGCGGCGATCGCCGCGAGGACCTTTGCTGCGCCGCCTTCGGCCTGCTGCAGCACGTCGTTGAAGTCGCTACCGGCCGACGCCCATGCGATGCACACCGTGCGGCCTTCACGGGCAAAGCGCGCAGCTGCTCGAGCGAGTGTGCATTCAGTCAGGAAGCGATCGCTGTCGCCGTCTCCCAGCAGCACGATCTCTTCAACGCTGTTGGGGATCGCCAGGCCTGGCGATGTGAGATCCGGCACGGGCCCAGGCACGCGCTGGGTGTGGTTATTCGCGGTCTTAAGCGTCGGGTGTGGCACGGTCGCGGCCGCGCGGCCGCCCAGGTTGCCGAGATCGACGGCCGACCAAAATGCCGTGTCGGTTAGATCCTGGCCGGCACCCTCGAGCACGGTCCAGACCGCTAGCACCGTCTCGATACCCTCACCGATGATCAGTCGCCGCGGCGCCTCGCGCGGCACCAGCTCAATGCGGCCGCCAGATTTGGAGCCGCGGACTTTCTTGGCCGGAAGCAACCCGCCGCCGCCCGGATCCGGCACTTCGGCTTTGCCCTTCGGCCGCGCCAGGTCGAGCCAGGTGATATGCAGCCCGGAAAATCGCCCATCGATGTTAACAATCGCGGTGAGAATAGCGGGCCCTGTGTGCACGGGCTTAGCGCCAGCCGCGCCGGTCGCATACATGGGACAGTTGGCGAGATACCGCAGCCGGGCCGGCGACGTCGCTGGCGCGCGCACCCCGCGCAGTGTCAGATAGGATTCGGCGATCGTGCCGGCGATCGGCAGTGCCGGATGCCACATCGCCCATAGCCGCTGCCGCTCGCGCTCGCGATAGGCTTTGGATTCGCGCTCGCGCTCGGCCCGCAATTTGGCGCGATGAGCTTCGGCGAGCATTGCCTCGCCCGGGACCAGCTCGCGCTTGCCGCCGAGGAACGCAATCGCGTCCATGAACGAGCAGCCGTTGACGCGCTCGACCAGGCGGATCACGTCGCCGCCATCGGCGCAGACTGCGCAGACCCAGCCGTCGACCCAGCATTCAAAGCGCGTGGCGTCGCGGGATTTTGGATCGGCCGAACAGATCGGACAGGGCCCGATCATCTTCTGCCCGTGCCGGCGCAAGCTTACCCACGCGCCGGCGACAACATCGCACGGACTGCGCGCTTTGATATCCTCGAGCTCGGCTTCGGTGATACGCCCGGCGGTCATTCTCTTACTGCTTTGGCAGCTGCCTACAGGTGGCGATTTGATCGAGCATTTTTTGATTGCCGCGCTGGCGCGCAACGAATTCGCTCGGCCCATATTTATCGGTCAACACGGCGCCGGCGGTGATCGCCAGGATCTTTTTGCCGAGGCTGATATCGAAATGCATCCATGACGCTTTCGGCGGCTGCTGCAGCCATTTGCGCTGCACGCCAATCCGATCGACCATCGCCAGTAATTCCTCGATCGTGTCCGCCCATAGGTGGCACATGATCATTCGACCGTATTTATGCCGGACGTCGTCGACGTACGCGGTCATTGTTTTTTCCCATTGATCAGTTCCCGAATCTCTTTGCTTTCGGTCACCTTGTCGTAGAGTCGCAACACGGCCTCGAGCTCGCCCCTGCGGCGATGCGCAGCGCGCGGATCCGCAGGCGTGCCGGCGCGCTTCAATGCGGCGACCACCTTGAGTGACGTTTCTGCCGCTTCGATTTCAGCGCATAGCCGCTTGCGCATGCGCGCAAAGGTCATGGGCTCGCACGCCGGCGGCGTAGGATCGCTGAGGTCCCACTGGATCGCGCAGCGCTCGCACACCATCAGCTCGCCGGATTCGACCACCTTGCAGGTGGCCGGCCGTTCTGACGTCTGGACGTCATCGGCTTCGCTCATGCGTGGCCTTCCCCATCGAGCTCGAGCACGACGTCGTGGTGGCTGAATATCCGTTCGGCCGCGTGCAAATCCTTCGCCAGCTTGCGCGCAAAGCGCACCACGAATTTCTCGAGCATGGGATCGAGCGTGGCCGGGATTTCGACCTGCAGCATCCGGGTGGTGGAATCGCTCACTTTTCGTCCGAAGGCGGGGAAATATAAGGTGCGGGCGCGGCGGTCATAGGCACTCGCCGATGATCTCGCGGGTGAGTGCTCCGGCCTTGTCCTCGTCGATCTGCACGTCGCCGATCAGTGCCACTATCCACCAACGATCGCCTTTCCATTTTGGCGGGATGAAGGTGGCGTGCAGCGCGTGCTCGCAGCAGATCTTCAGAGGCCCAGGGATCGTCTCGACTTTGCCCGGTGAGACGGGATTGTTCTTGCCACCATTGCAGGCACGGCCTTGTGCGTCGGATTTCCAGAAGCCGATCGTCGCGCCGGAACGGCGCAACTCAATAAGTCTGGCCTGCGCATTTTGCGGCCACTTCGCCGCAAAATGGTCAACGCAGGCCAGCCAATATTCTTTCGAGCCGGAGCCGGAGCCGTCGCCGGAGCCGTCGCCGTCGCCGTAGCCGTCGCCGTAGCCGTCGCTGTAGCCGTAGCCGTAGCCGTAGCCGTAGCCGTCGCCGTAGCCGGAGTTAAGATCGGCCGGCACGGCGCCGCGCAACAGCGCGACTTGTGCCGACTTTATTTCCATGGCGCGCTCTCCCAAACCTTGACGGCTTCGGGCAGCACGGCCGTCACCGAAGTGATGTCGCGCAGCTCGATATCGGCCGGCGGTCCGACACGCGATCCGCCGATCGGGCCGGCGGTGGCGAGCCCGATGAAGCCTTTCACATCTTTCGACCAATAGAGGCAGTTGCGCGCCGCGCGCAGATTGATGATCGCGCCGTCTGTTTTCGTGGCGTAGCCGAAGAACACGCCGCGATGCTGCGTCGTCACCAGCACGGCACGCTCTTTGCCGTTTTGCTTAGCCTGCTTTCCCATTGCCATTCTCCGCCCCTGAAAGCCCGCGAGGTGCCGGGAAAAACTTCAGCGCGAGAAACGCGCCGATCTCGGTGAGCCGGAAGAACGGCCCCTCAAACGCTCCGCTCGGCGATTGCCGATACCAAATCTCGATCAGGCTTCGACGCCACAGGTGAATCCATGCCTATCCGGTTGCGTCCCACGCATACCTCCCTTGGTATCCATGCTTATCCGGTTTAGACACACAGCCCTAGATGTTGTGGTCATGTAAAATTCCGTTCTGCGGCGTAGCATTGCATTGAGCATTCGATCTTCGGTTCGGTATCGTGGTTGCCTCGGTCGGGGGCTAATTCGTCCAGCGTGATCCGCTTAGCGCCTTTGTGCCGTCCGTCTCGGAAGAACGCCGATCCTCGGCCTAGATCGCGCTGTAGGGCTGCCATGCGCTCAAATACCTCGGGGAAGTCTTTCCTGATCTTGTTCCAGTAGCCCATCCCGCCCTTTGGGCAGCCAACGCAGTTGTTGTTGTGATAGCCAAGCAGGTACATGGCTGGCAGTTTGATCCCGGCGCGCTCAATCATCGCGAGACAGTCTGTCTTGGTCAGACCCGCCTCAATCAACGGCGTTTCGAACACAATTTCAAAGTTTTGCTTGCGGAAGGATTCCGCCCGGTCCTTTTCTTCGGCCGTATAGCCAAAGACAAGGATGTCATCTGGCCTGGCCGTCGCGTAGGTCGGCTCTCGCTTTAGGATGCCCGTGCAAGGGGCTCCTGCTTTCGAAGTGATGAACCGCACGCCCTCCCACACAGCCCATGTATCGGCGTATCTGTCCGATTTCAGGACGGTAATAGGATGATTGAACCACCTCTGGCAGTCGGCCAAAAAACGCTCGTTATCGGGGTGTTCTGAGCCGGGGTTCGAATAACTTATTTCGATGCGTTCACGCTCATATTTGCCAAGCGTCAACTTGGTGGCGACAGCCGAGGCCGCGCCGCAAGAAAACCGACAGATGATCCGTGGCATCAACATCTAGTAGGTCTCAGCGTTTGTGTGCGTTAACCGGATAAGCATGGGTGAATCGATGGCCGCCTCATCCACTTCGGAAGTGTGATGCCGCGCGCGGTGGTGTCGCACTTGGCCAACGTGCGCAGCACAACGATGTGTTTATTATTCAGGCGCGCAGCGCTGGTCATACCTTCACCTTCGCCAGTGCGGCCGCCCAGCGTTCCGCCAGAACGTCGCACACGAGCCTCTTCTGCTTGACTGCGCTCACGCGCGCGAGATGGAAGCCGTCGGGGTCGGCGCGCACGATCGCCGCCAGAACATCCATGTCGCAGCCGGGCGGCAGCCCATGCATCAGCCGGTCGGCCGCAGCGATCTCATGCGCCGAGATCGGCGCCAGCCGGCCCTTGCGAAGCGCCTCCAACACGAAACGCGACTTGCGCACGCCACGTTTCTTGATCAGCGCCCGGATGGTGCCGATCGCCATGGTGTCGCCTTCGGCGACCACGCTCGCATTGTTGAAGGCGCAGATCCTCACGCCGGCGCGCCGGCATACGTTCGCAACATCGAGAGCATCGGGATCCTCGGCCGCCACCATTGCCCGGTAAACTGCGATAGGCGACACTCTCATGCGATCGGTATTGTGCCCGACGAAAGCGGCGGCGCGGATCTGCGCTGTTCCGGCCTCGACCATTAATACCGGAATTTCCTTGAGTCCGATCGATGCGGCGGCGATCGCGGTATGCTGGCCGTCGATCACATGCCATCCACTCTCGGTCTTGACCACGATCGGCGGCTTCATTCGGTTCCAGGCAAAGCCGGCAGCAAGCTTACGGATCAGGCGATAGGATTCTTTCGAGAGCCCACGCTGATAGGCCTCATCGACCAGGAGTCCCGTTGGTGGAATCCAGAACAGCTCGGGCCGCGCCCCGGCCGGCAGCTGCACTTTCACGCCGGGGAGCTTAACCGCAGCGATCGGTCGCAACTTGCTCATATACCCCCCTCTTTCGCTTGCGGTCGAAGCGCTCGAGCTCGGCTAATGCCAGCGCCAAGCCGCGCACCAGGTCGCGGCGCGTATCCTTCGGATTCCACCATTGGTCAGCCCACGGCCACAGCCGCGGCGGATCGCCAGCTTGCCCGCGCCCGGCGATCGCCAGATAGCAAGCACCGGCGCGCGCCAATTCGCCGGCAGCATGGCCATCATCATGGGAAGTCCCGAAGCCCTCGCCCTCGATCTGGTGGAAGCGCTCGGCGATCACTGCATGCATTGCCGGCGACAGCGGCCGACGGATGTGCAGCATCTCGAATACCCGCCGCAGCGCGAAGGAACGCGCGATCGAGATCACCGTCATGATCAGCGCAAAATAAAGGTTCTGCTTGAAGTCGATCGTCACCCCGAGCAGCGGTAGAAAGAACACCTGCGCGCCCAGCGAAATGCCGAAGCCGACCGCGATATTGAGTAGACTCTCGATCAGCGACATAGCCTTTGATTGCTTCACGATCGCTTCTCCATGATGTTTTCGCGTCGGCCCGGCGACACCGCGCCGAGCATGAAAAGCCGCGCCGAGGGTGAGAATGGCCGGCGCCGACGCGCGCGCCGCGGGCACAGCTGCAGGATTGCTTCCGCCATGTCCTCGGCCTTGCAGATGTCGACCACCATCGCGAATACGCCATGGTCATGCTGCTCGAAGGCCTCGATCTCGCGCGCGTTCATCACCAGCACACCGGATGCCGCGCGGAATAGGCGTGGGACCGGATCGAGCGTGGTGACGATGATGCGGCGTCCGAAGAGGGTCATGTGCGGCGCAAAGCTCTCCCGTGGCGGGAAAACGTCCCGCGGCGACGCAATGGCTACTTGAGTGAAACCGTCAGCTGCGCCGGTTAAGGCGGCGGCTGTTCGCGAATGTCAGACTCGCCGCAGTCACATGGCAGTTCGAAACAAAATACGGAGGGAATATCTCGCCGCCGGCGCTCGATGCGGATCACCGGCAGGATGATGATCTGCGCTGGCTCAGTCGGACGCGCCTGCACGCGCAGTGGCGCGTTATGGAAGTGGCGCACGCGCACCACGTTGTCACCGACGCGCCGATCGTACCAAACATCCGGCCTCATTCTGCGGCCTCCGCTGCCGGCGCGTTGCGATCGAGGAAGCCAGGGATTTTGAGCTGTTCGGAATCGCCGGCGGGAATGGCGGCAGACTTGGCAGACTTTTCACCATTTCCCGCCGGCGCCGTAGCCGCCGGTTCATCCGCGGTCGGCTTAGATTGAGCCTCACATTGTTCACGCCAGTGTTCTGTGACCACGGCATCCATCGCCTTCGCGCGCGCGATGCGAAGCTTGATGCCTTCCGGATCGTCCTGGGCGAGCTCGTCGCGTTGCTCACGATGTTCGAAGCCGCAGGCGCAGGTGCCGACGCTTTCATTCGTCGCGGCATCGATCGTCATAGAGACGATGTGACCGTGCTTTTCGGCAAAGCTGATCAGCTTGGCGCTGCGGCCGGGCAGCGTGCGGCGGACCGATTTAGACTTGCGCTCGGTCTTGGCCGGCGCCGGCGTAAACTCTCCGGCCTGGTCGCCATGGCAATCCCACTTTTCGTTGCGCCCGCCGCGCGAGAATATCTCCGCATAGCGCGGCGCCGGCGTCAGTTCCTCGACCATGGCGTAGAATGCATCGGGCTTGCGCGAGTCCTCGCGCACGTCCCAGCCGTTGCCCTGCCAGGCCGTGGTCTGGTTGGTGAGATTGATGGTCGGCTTGCCGCGCGTCGCGATGATGCAATGCTCGGTCTGGCCGCGCAGCACCTGGCCGCGGCCCATTTTATTCTTCACCCAGGTGCCGATGGTCGAGTGGCCAGAAAAGCCCATGGCGTTGAGCAGCACGAAAGCCTCTTCCATGTGGAAATTCGTGGTCCAGAAGTAGACCGTGCAATCCGGCGCGATCAGTGCCCGGAATTCTTTCGATTTGAAAAGCTTCTCGCCGGTCGGGATCGCCATTTCGGGATAGTTGCGCATCGAGCGCCCGCGCTTATCGATGTCGATCTGCTCGGCATCGCGTTCGGCCGGCCATGGATAGTCGATCGAGAGCGCCATGTAGGGCCCGCACATCGGCAGCGGTGATGGCGCCTTCCTCAACGCATCGGTCTGCTGCATTACCTGCAGGCGCTTGAAAGGACCATTGACGCGGCCGGTGCGATTCATATCGTCGCGCAGCTTGCCGAACCGCTTGGGATCTTGCTCGGCGGCGGCCTCGATCTTTTCTGCCTTGTCGAGCGAGCTGCGTTTCTTTCCGGTCATCGCGGCGGCGCGGTCGCGGACATTGAGTTTGTCGGTTGCGTTTGATTTTTTGCCGTGGGTCGTGCCGCCGTGCGCGCGCTGGCGATCCTTGGCGTGCTTTTTGAGCAGCACTTCGATCTCGCGCTTGATGGCAACGGCTTCTGATGGTGTGAAGTCTTTACGGTGAGCGTTTTCATCCCACTCGCCGGCGACGATGGAATCGACGGTGATCACGTGCACGGGCATGGGCTGATCGCGGAAGTTAGATTTCGGATGCAGCCAGGCCTTGATGCGGCGTTCGCCGGCGATCAGCTTGTTGTCGGTGGTGATCGCGATCGGCTGGATGATGGCGCCGCGCTCGTTGTAGGAAAGCGCCAGTGCCTCGATGTCGCCAAATTCCTTGCGATGCCGCTTGCCGATCGATATCTCGGCCGGCCAGCGCGTATTCGCCGGACGCGGTCCAAAGCCTTTCGGCATCTCCAGCCGCTCAATCCGCCGCGTCATCGCGTCGGGCGCGGCCGGCGTGCCGGTGCCGAGCTTCACTTTAGCTTTCATGCGCGCGGCATCAACGCGGTCGGCATGAAGATCACTCGCCACCACGACGCTGCCTGATTGCCGCCGGCGTAGGCACCACATGTCTTTAGGCACTTTGCAGATAGGACAAACCACGCTCAATCCAGGTGCTGAGGCACGTATCCGGGCACGCACCATCGCTTGCGCGCGCGTGTTTCTTTCCATGATCGCGCGGCCTGCCGCCTTCAAAGTCTTGAAGGTGCGTTTCGCGGGCTTTTTCTTGGCCGATGATTTTACGCGCTTGCTCATTTTGCTCACCTATACTGCCCCCCCCGGGCGACATGATCAGCCGGCATCGGACGCAAGCGCTCGAACGCTTCGGCTAGATTTTCCTGCACCATCGGCAGGAGCGCCGCGGCGATTGCCAACCATTTTGTTTCGAGATCGCGCTCAATCGTGCCCCGGCAGCGACCAACATGCGCGAGACATTCGATCAGCATCGAGGCTTCCGCCCCGATCGGATTGCCGCCTTCGATCATGAGGGCGCGCGCGTTGTCGACTTCGGTGTCGAGATCGACCAGCGCTGCCATGTCGATGAGCCATGCATGGTCTTTGATGATGATTTCAGTAACGCCAATCAGCGTGGAAAGAACATCGGCGATGTGCTGGGCGTGGCTCATTGTGCGGCCTCATTGGCTTGCAGCAATGCGCGCCAGCGGCCACAGTCGGTGCCCAGCGCCGCAGCAGAGAGTGGCTGCGGCGCCAACTTGAATTGGGGGGCAAAATGGAAGAACTCACTGCCGAGATGCGCGGCCGCCAAGTGGCCGTTGAAACCGTGATGTTCACGCTGCTGGCTCACATCGCCGCCAACACCAGCAACCCGGTCACTTTCATCGCGCAGATCATGGGCGATGCTGAGGCATCGTTGCAGAAGGCGGCCGCAAGCACCGCCGATGCGGATGAGCAAAAGATGGCGGCCTACAGCCTGGTGGCGTTCAAATCGTTTCATGCTTATCCGGTTGACACACACAGGCTGAAAATGACCCCACATATTGTGTCTCCATGGCTATCTACCTGTAGCGTCGGGATGCGCCGCGCGCGCAATCGAGATCAGCAAATCTCGGAACGCAAGTGGCGTCGCGCTTGCCTCACGTCGGCTGAGCGTCGGCTTGTTGCGATCAGGTCCGCGCTGGTCGTGAAACCCGATTTGATGTGTTCCCGGCAAGCGCAGCCAGTTCAATTGAGGCGGGTCCAAGCCGACAGCGTAAAGCCATGTGGCTTTCGCAGCGCGATGACCGTAAGCCGATTGCCATACTTCGCAGACCCACCCGCCACAGAACGTCCGTATCCAGCCATGCGAGGGCGGATTCGGGAGATCGTAGTAAGCCCATGCACGCGATTTGGCTGGATGCTCGAGAACGCCGCCCCATTTGCGGACAGCGGCAAGCACGGCCGCGAAGCATCCGCCATCGTTGCCGGGACGATTATGTTCGCCGCCCCACCGAGCGTAATTGACCGACGCCATCGCTCCCCACCGCTGGCAGGGCGGGTGCGCCACGACCGGCCAAGGGCCAGCATAGGTGCGCGCGTCCTTGGCTTCGTCCCACGGCTCAACGCCGGGCAGGTCGCAATAGCATCCACCATCGGCGACGTAGAGCGCGGCCACGGTTCCGCGCGCGCGCGCCGTAGCCACTACCTGTTGCGGCTGCGGTTCGGTCATGTGCGGTTCGGCCAGCGTCAACATCTAGTACCTGTGTGTGTCAACCGGATAAGCATGAATCGTTTAGCGATAATATGCTGGCGCACGTCACCAAGATTGTGCCAACGCCGAGCAAGCCAAGACATTAAAGCGGTGGCGATGTGCTGGGCGTGGCTCATGGCGCCGCTCCCCGACCGATCGCGGATCCCGCTGAAATGCGGCGTAAGCGCTCGAGTTTGGAAAGCTTGAGGTGTAGCCGTGAGATCCTACCTGCGACCGCGCCGCGCGATCTGCCGTACAGTATTCCAGCAATCGTCAACATGGAAGCGCCGGCTAACCACTGTGCGCGCAGGAACGCGTCCTCTGCATGTGTCCAGCGCGGCAGTTTCAAGTCGAAGTTGCTCATGGCGCCCGTTCCCCGCCGGAAACAAAAACCCCGGCCTGCGAGGCAGCCGCGCGGCCAGGGTTGTCGTGAAGGTGGTGACCGATACCGAGCACCACGGCCACGATTGCGAGCAGAAGGGCGGGGATAATCCACAACGGTGAAAGGCGAGCAGCGCTCGGAGGCATCGGGCGCCAGTTAATCTCACCCACCCGGCTGACATGGTCAGGGATAAAGCGATCAACCTCGCCGTTGCGGTTGTGGATCGCGCGAAGGGTGGTCATTGCATACCCTCCCGCTCGAAAAGGCTTTATGATGAGTTGGGCAAATTTTTCGGAAGGAACGACGATGAACCGACGCACGGCCTTCACGGATGCGGAGATGAAAGAGTGGTCGCGGGCGATGGATGACAAGAAGCCCGAGCCGATCAACGAGCGCGAGCTCTTGGCCATGCCGCAGGTCGAGGCCTTTTCCGTCGGCCTCTTAAACGCCGGCATCGGATTTCGCATGGCGACGCGCGGCGGCAGCGAGATCGAAATATTATTGAACCCGATGGTGGCGCGCCACCTTGCCGCCTGCATTTTAAAGATGGGCCAGGCAGCCGGCTGGCTCGACGCGCGCGGTGACGTAACGCCGCCGTCCGTATATGACGCCTGAAGTGCGGCCACCAATTGCAGCGGCAAAGGCACGCCGATCGACGGCTCGGTGATGGCGGGCAGATGGATGCGAAGGGTGGTCATAACCTGCTCTTATGGGTTTTAGATTTTGCCGACGGTCGCGCATTGGCAACACGCTTCGGCGCCTTCGACTTTGCGATGTTCTTTGGCATGGGGGTCGATGTCGGTGTGCGAGGCAGAACGTGGGGCGGCCATCTTGCCTCTTCGGATGAGCGCGTGGGTTTGCGAAGTTCAGCGGCAGGTGTTGCCGCAGTTGGCGGCATCTGGGCGACCAGCTTTGCGAGCTCGTCATCGAAGTCGAATTCGTCCTTGCGGCCGAATAGTCTGCGCCAGAATCCAGACATGGCTTTCCCTTCTGTGAAAATGGGAAACACGCACGCGCTACTGACTGGGAACTAACGCCGCCGCCACAAGCGGCGCTCACGAGCCGTCGCTATCGCGACGGATATTCAGGTTGCAGGTGGTCACAGCGGCCGCGCGCCCCGATGCCGTCGTACGAGAGCGACGGAGTGACGTACCAGTTCGACGCGCGCGACCCGCAGATCGCGCCGAAGCTCCAGGCGCCGCCGAAGAGAGAAGCTTGTGGCTCGTCGGGATCGCCGTCGTGTCCCCACGTCCACATGTTTCCGGTCGCCTGCATCACGCCGAACTTGCTGGTGCGCGGTGCATCGAGGCCGGTAACGCGCGGGTCGCTGCGCCGGGACGTTCTTTCGGTCACACCGAAGGCGGCAGCGAAGAATTCCTCGGTGCCGAGCAGCCCCTTGCCATGATGGTTCATGACAGCAAGGGCGGTGTCATAATTGAGATTGGCGAAGTGCCCGCCGCGTCCAAGTCGGAACATCCGAATTTCAGCGCATCGAAGTTCGATTAGGCCATGCGGCTTTTTTCGCGCGCGAGATCGTTGCAGCGCAGTCCATAGGCGCACTCCATGATCCACGTAAATCGCCTCTACAGTCTGAGGCAAAGCACTAGGGTTTTTGACGATGCCGCGAGCTTGTGCAGAACTCATCGCGCCACCCCTGCTGTTTCAGGGCGAGGGGCGGATTGGGCTTCGTTGTCGAGAAAATCTTCGGCCTTTAGATCGAGACCCTGTTCGCGCGCGAACGCGAGTAGCGCCTGAATGTGCTTTTGGGGAATTCGTCCGTCAGTACCACCAGCAGCGCGCGAACGCTGCCAACTGGAAACCCTTGTCCGATGTAGCCCGGCGATTTTCGCCACGGCATTCGGGCCACCTAACTTGCGAATGATTGTCTGTGCGGGTTCCACGGGAGCATTTGTAGCGATTCGCGCTACGGATGGCAAGCCTCATGTAGCGAAACCCACAACAGACGGATGTAGCGTTCTACGCTACATTATTCGCATGCAAATTCGTTCTTTGAACCAATGGGTTGCTTCGGCTGTAAAAATTGCCGGCGGTCAAGCCGAACTGGCGCGCCGCATTACAAAGGAGTTACGCCGGAATGTGGATCGCGCGGCTGTGAATAAAATGATCGCAGGAGATCGATCCGTGGCCGCTGATGAGTTATTGGCGATAGAGGCTACAACCGGGCTGTCTATACCATCCCCAAACGTCCCAGCGAAGGTCCCTTTAATCGATTGGGTAAGGGCCGGCCGGTTTACCGAATCGAAGTCACAGATTCCTATCGAAGACGTGCCTCTGCTCGCATTTGCGGATCTCGGCAGGGGAGATTTTTTCGCCCTCAAGGTCGAAGGTGGATCGATGGATAGGGTTTCGCCCGAAGGTTCGATCATTGTGGTGGATAAGTCGGATCGCGTCCTGGTTTCGGGCAAGTGCTACGTCTTTTCGGTGAGGGGAGAGACCACATATAAGCGATGGCATGCGGGACCTCCCCCGTATTTAGAGCCGAACTCATCTGATCAAATTTACAAGCCCATTTTTGTGAAGCGAAAACGCGATCTGGAAGTCATTGGACGTGTTCGACGAACGGTGCTTGACCTATGAGACCGCACGCAATGCTACTTTTTGCTTTCCTGCTCGCTGGCTGCGCGGCGCCGTCGGCATATACATCCCGGCCTTCGACGCCGCCAGTGGTGCAGCTAGAGCAGTTGACGCCTGTAATGCTAACAAAAACGCAAATGGAATACGTCCGCGCCGGCGTCATCAGGTCGCTTAAAGATCCCGAATCCGCAAGGTTCGGCACAATGCGGGGCGGCAAAAACAGCGAAGGTGTGATCACTGTTTGCGGATATGTGAACGCGCGAAACAGCTATGGTGGTTACACCGGCGAAAAGCCATTTCTCGGCATCCTCGCGGACAAGGGTTTTGCTGTCGCTGCAATGGGCGGGACGGACGACAAAACTGCATCCGTCCACCAGGTCTGCGGGCAATCCGGCATCACCCTCTAATTTTTTCGACCCTATACGAGTCCCTTCCTGATGTTCCGGGAAACAGGCCCCAAAAACACCGTAGTGATTTTCGCTACCTGCTGTTGACAACGTAGCGTATATCGCTACACTCTCCCCACTGATTCAGGGGGAGGCATCTAATCCGCCCCTCACCAAATCAGGGAGGGGCAATGAGCCTTCCAACCGACCGCATTGAAGTGCTGCTCGTAGAGATCAGAGACCTACTCAAGGTTTCTGTACGGCATTTTCAATTATCTCGCGATGAAGCTGATCGACGGTATCGCGAAGAACGACGCGCGCGGATTCCAGCACGGCCTGGTCGTTCTTCTGAGGCTCGACATGCAGGGTAATCGTCACGTCCGCATAGTCGGTCTTACCTTCGAATGTGACCAAGAGCCATTCTGGTTCGGTGTCATCGGCTTCGACCGTTTTGATTTCACGCAAACGCAACATGACTACCTCCCTGGATACTGACCGGGGAAAGCTAACACATTCGGGGGACAGCAGCATGGGCTTCTATAAACCGCTAGGCTTCACCTTCAATCAAGAACGATCCGCTGGCTTGCTCGGCGCCAGCAAAGAGCTCGGGATCGTCTCTGGCATTGCAGCGATGCTTCTCATGGCGGCAATCGCAATCTTCGCCTTCATGCTTTTGATGCGCACGGCCGATGCGCGCGGCTTCCCTTGGTTTTTTCAGCACGTCAGACCGACCGGGAACTGTGCTGGGCACGAAGTCGCCGCCTCGTTCTATTGGAGCGGCCGGCGCACGGCGAACGGTGAGGTTTTCAACGCCAACGGCAACACGGCGGCGAGCAGGATCTATCCAATCGGCACCATTTTGAATGTCTCCAATCCGCATACCGGAAAATCGCTCACTATTCGGGTGAACGATCACGGGCCCTACGGCATCGCGCACGCGATGGGCGTGAAGCTCGATCTCGCGCGCGGCGCCGCGCGGCGACTCGGCATGAATCAAACGGGTTGGGTCTGCGTTTCGGGTTGAGACAATGACCTCTCTGGAATCCTGACCGGTGATCGGAGGCTTGCATATGTGGTTAGAGATATTTTGGTTTTGCTCGATCTCGATTGTTGCATCATGTGTCTTTCTCGCTTGCATATTGATAGCGAAGCGCATCGATGAGAGTGCGGCGACGAGCACCCGCCGGCGCAGTGAGCCGGAAATTGTAGCGATCAGTCCGAATGAAACGCGAACGGTTAGATCAGTTGAAAACCGTTACGTGAGACCGGATTCCAATCTTTTACGGTCGGGCGGATATCAACCGCGCCCTGGCAATCATCGTCCGGCAATTCCGAAAACCGGAAGCGGCGTTCAAAAAAGGATTTGAGACAATGACCGCTCTGGAATCGTGACTGGTGATCGAACGATGAAAAAAGGCATTCCCAAAATGTTTGATCGATATGCCTGGATAGCAATGCTTTTCTTTGTCGCCGGCGTTCTTTGCGCGACATGGCTTTCGATTAATCAGGACCGCATCAACGTCAAGTCCGGATACGTCGTGACGGATGGCATCGCATATCGCCTTGTTCCTACTTTGCGCACCGACCCCTGATCACCAGTCATTCGCATCCAAAACCAAAAGCAGAAATTGTCTCACATGAAACTCTTCGCCCTCGACCATCATCACAATCAAGACCCATGGACCGATGCGCCAGCATGGGCTCTTGAACTCAGATTCATGCTGGGCATCATCATCGAAGACCAGGAGATCGACACCATGGCCACAAAGGCTACACTCGATGCCCTCACAGCAACCGTGAAGGCTAATACCGACGCCACTACATCAGCGGCGCTCGCGCTCAACGGATTTGTGAAATCCAATGCCGATCTGACGACGCAACTCCAGGCCGCCATTGCCGCGAGCGATGCCAGCGACGACGCCGACGTGAAGGCAGCGGTCGACGCCATCACTGCGAACAATGCGTCATTGACTTCGGCGGTCCCGACTGTTGCAGCGGCCGTCACGGCAAACACCCCGATCACTTCGACTACTGCCCCTGGCATGGCGACTACTGCACCGGCAACCCCAACTGCCTGATCATGAATTCCCTCCGCGCACATTACCCCCTGCCCCAACCCATGCGCGGCGGGATAGCGCCGTGGCCTTTTCCGTCATCGTGTAACCGGCGAAGTGCCACGGCGCAGTTCTATGTCTGTGTAATCCTTTTGTGTGGAGTGTTTGTCATGAGTACCGCAATCGCAAAGGCTTGGACTTGGACACCGTTACCTGAGCGGATGCAGATCGCGCCGCGCGTCGAATATCAGCCGCCGGCGGAAGCCAACATCGAACCTTTATCGACGCAGCAAAAACTCGCGCTTCTGCAAATGAGCCGACGCATATCGCATCAGGCGATCTGGCGCGCGATGAAAGAGAAATACGAGGCCGCGCCCTTTGATCGATCAGCCTTTCGGCAATTGCGTGAATTGAAATTGGCCGAATTACTCGACGGTCAGAAATATCATTCCCTCACCACCAGCGGCGCGCGAATTTGCGATTTGATCGGCCGGCAATTGGTGCGCGATCACAAGATTCACACACCCTGGATCGGCGGCAATGTCGGCGCCAGCACATCGCTCCATTGCACCTGCGGCTGGTCATGCGGACTTCGCCGCGGCGACAACATGCAGTTGAAAGCGATCATGCTTATCCGGTTGACACCCACAAACTCTGAAACCCACTAGATGTAGGAGGCCCCATGCGCAGTGAGATTAAAGACGCGATTGAAAGCGCCTGCACTGTCGAGGCGACGCCGACCAAGTATCACCTTGCGCAACCGCAACGGCATCGCAGTTTTGATCTTACGCGCGCCATCGTCTTAGCCGTTGCTCAAGAATTGCCGTCGGAAATGACGATTGCCGAACTGTGCGATGAACTTATCATTGCCAATAATCAGCGAGAGCAACCATGATCTCCCGTCGCATTATAGGGGCCTCACATTGGCTTGGCGCGCCCGCTGGCTGGCGTCCCGATAAGGATGGCGATTGTGGCCACCTTGCAATCCGCACGACAGGCGACCCACGCCAAGGGAATGGTTGGTGTGAGAGTGCATGGGAACCAACGCCGAAAGAGCTAGAGCAGCTAAACGCTGGCGGATCAATCATCCTGCGCGTCGTTTCGTGGCAGCCGCCAGTTGCGATGTACGTCGAGAAAGCTGAACACGCCTACGCGCCGGTCGAAACTATCGAAGTATCACCATCGGCATTAACGGTCTGTCCGAAGTGCGAGGAAGCAATCGGACCCCTCACGCTTGGGTTTTGCCAGAACAGGGGTTGTCCTGTGCGCGTCCGGCGTGAACTAACATGACCACAAGATGTAGGACTGTGGGCGTCAACCGGATAAGCATGAAAGCGATCAACGCTCACTCGCAACACATTCGTTCGCTTGAGGTGATAAATGGTTTGCACAAGTCACTGGCACCGAGGAAAGTGGAGAATGCGGGATGGAACTGATTGAGATTGACGATGCGAGCGAAGCCATCGGCATGCTCGATCCTGACTTTGCCTATTTCGATGATGATGCCGAGCCATGCGAGGAAAGTCCGAGCGGAAAATGCGAATTTCTGCGCGACAACAACGCCGGCCACTGTCTCTATTGTGGAAGGAAAAGTGAGCCATGAGTTTCATCCCAACCGCCCTCGACTTCGCCCTCGCCTATCCAGCCCCAATACCAGCGACCGTTGCGCGTGAATTCGAAATGCTCTCAGACGAGGACCGCATCGGGGCAGTGACGATGGCGAAGCGGGTGAAGGCAACAGTCAGGAATTTCAACAAGACGCCACATAGCGCGCTGGCGTTTCTCGCGATCAAACCTTGGCGGATGCAATCCAATGGCCGATGAAGCGACAAAACGCTCGCAAGCACATACGCGCTATCCGAATATCGCCCCATTCGTCGAGGCCGCGCTACCCGCATCGGACGCCGAACCGCTGAGCGCGCGCAAGATTTTCGATAAGGCCATCTTCGGCTCACTCGGAACTGCACGCCTCATTCTTTCAGAATTCACCCGCGATGGGATTGCGGTAGCAGAGGACGCACCGGGAATCGGGCGCCGGCCGATGATGCGGGTTTATCGGAGGGCGGGATGAAAAACCGCCTCTCAGATCTAAACGATCATTTATTCGCGCAGCTTGAGCGGTTGTCGGACGAGGACATGACAGCCGAGCAAATCGGCATCGAGGCCGAGCGCGGACAGGCCATCGTTGCGGTCGCCGACCAGATCATTAGAAACGCCAGCCTCAAGATCCAGGCGGCGAAGATCCTTTCGGATCACGGCATCGATCCTTCGCCGCAGCTTCCGGCGGTCGAGGCCAAACCCCAACTGCGTGCGATCGAGGGCAAGAAGCCGTGAAGCCGCGCGCAATTTCATACTCCGCCTCAGAGATGCAGTGGCTGGAAACCAATCGGATGATGGTGATCAGCGACTATCATCGCGCGTTTTGCGCCGCGTTCGATCGGCGGGATGTGTCCGCCACCAATCTTCACGGACTGCGCAAGAGCAGGGGATGGAAGGTGGGACGAGCACCTGGCCGCTTCGCGGGCCGTCACCTGCTCTTCAACGCCGCTGAGATACTGTGGCTATGCGACAACTGCACGATGGAGATCAACGACTATCATCGTGCGTTTTGCGCCGAATTTGGCCGAGACGATATGTCATCGGTAAGTCTCCACTCCCTCCGAAAGAGGAAAGGTTGGAAGACGGGTCGTTCCGGCCGCTTCGATAAAGGCCACACACCTTGGACCAAGGGCAAGAAGCTGCCCTTCAATCCGAACAGCGCGCGCACCCAATTCAAAGCCGGGGAGCGGCCTCACAACACCAAATATGAGGGCCATGAGCGAATTGCGACGCACGGATATATTGAGATCAGCGTTAAAGAAACCAACCCGCATACGGGCTTCGAACGCCGATACGTTCTGAAGCATCGATGGCTATGGGAACAGGCACACGGCCCAATTCCCGACGGCATGGTCCTTAAGTGTAAAGGCGATCATCTCAATACCGATCCGTCGAATTGGGAGATTGTGCCGCGCGCAATATTGCCGCGTCTCAATGGTCGCTTTGGTCGCGGCTATGATGATGCCCCGGCCAATCTCAAGCCGACGATAATGTCTGTCGCAAAATTGGAACACAGTGTTCGTGAGAAAGCACGTCGCCCGCGCGCGGTAGCAACATGAGAAATCGTCGCGAATTCCCTGCCTCAGTCAAGCGCCAGGCGATCGAGCGCAGCGGCGGCATCTGTGAGTGTCACCTGATCCCACATGTGTTCGAGGTTTTTTGCGGGCTCTCGCTTAGCGTCGGCAACACCTACTTCGAACACGTGCTGCCCGACAATATTTCCAAGGACAATTCGATCTCAAATTGCGCGTGCCTGACGAAGACGTGTTTTCGTTACAAGACCGATCACCACGATCTCCCGATCATCGCCAAGGCCAAGCGCAACTTCGATTCTCACAACGGCATCGTGCGGCCCAGGCGAACGCTCCCCGGCGGGCGCGGAGATCCGTTCTATTTCACCCCCGGAAGCACCACCCCGATTGATCGCAAGACCGGATTGCCATGGCGAGGCAGCCAATGAACGCCCGCCCGCAGCGCCAGCCGGCCACGCCGCTCGATCCGGCAGTAATCAGGCTGATCGAGGCCCTTGCGCGCGCCCAGGCAGCCGAGGATCATAAGCGCGCCGCGGCCGATCGGCGATCGTGAGGAAAGGAGCGACCTTGTCAACATTTTCATGGAACGAATATAAGAACGAAAGTCCGCGCATCGCAGCTTGGACGATGTACTACGCGGCGAAGGGATGTAATTCAACCAAGGCCAGGGAGGTTGCTTACCGCAAGGTTCGCAATTCTCATACATGGCCGCCTAAGTAGGGAACCGACCGTGGCAGACGCAGACGACGAAGTAACCAAGGCGCGGATCTCCATTGGGCTTCCGCGGGATCGGTTCTTTGACGTTGGCGGCGGCGTTGGCCCCGGCGTGTCAATCGTCTGCAAGTGTATCCATTGTGGCACGCTATTCGGAAGCCGAAGCCACGATCTTACCGACCTAGATCAAATCTGCCGAGGCGATTGCGGTCGTTCTTGGCAACACACCAAACAATAGCGGAGCGCAGCGAGTGGGCTTCTTCGCAGCCGGATTGAGCGGCGTTTAGTAGTGGTTAGCAACGGAGGGATAAATGAAAGCGTTTTTGTTCTGTTTGGCGATGGTCCCCGCCATGATTGTGGTCATGGTTTACGATGTCATCTTTTGCCACTCGCATGAGTGGCTTGGCTGCCCAACACAACGCTTCGGCGCATGGATGCTTTCAAAGATCGGGCCAAAATATCTCGGCCCAACTGAGGCGAGTTACAAACCGCGACCAGCCCCATGGTTCATTCCCGAAGCCGCAGAGTGAGAATCAGGAAGGGAGACGCGCGTGGCTAAAGAAAAGACATATCTTGAAACTGTCAAAGAGATTAAAGTCGTGATGCAATCGCGAGTGCGCGCTTTGCTTCATGAGCAGTGGCCAAAATATCGAGCGCTGCTGAACATACATTCGCCGGCCGAAATTGAGGCCGAGATCGAATATATGAAGTTGCACGGCATCGAGCCGCAGCCGGGCTTCGACTACAAAACCGACGCATACAACCGTTTAACCGACAAAAAAACTTCAGCAGACAGCTAGTCACCGCCGCTTAACAAGCTCGCTTTGCCAGCTGGCCCCGATCGTCGCGCTCGGCTAGGCTTCCTCGCATGACCCGCGCCGCCATCTACGCCCGCTTTTCCTCCGACCTACAGTCTGACCGTTCGATCGTCGATCAGGTTGCGCTCTGCTGTGACTATGCCGCGCGCAAGGGCTACGCCGTCGCGCGCGTCTATTCCGATGCCGCCGCCTCCGGCGCCTCGCTGCGCGGCCGCCCGGAGATTCTGCGCCTACTGGCGGAAGCCGAAACCGGCACCTTCGGCGTGCTGCTAACCGAGAGCATGAGCCGTATCGGGCGCGATCAGGAAGACCGCGCCATGTTGCGCAAGCGGCTCAAGTTTTACGACATCGCGATCGAGACCCCGGCCGAGGGCGTGGTGACCCCGATCGTCGACGGCGTGCGCGCCGTGCTCGATTCCGAATACCTCGAAGACCTCAAGAAGCACACCAGGCGCGGCATGCGCGGCCGCGTCGCGCAAGGTCTATCGGCCGGCGGGCTGACCTATGGCTACACCCCGGGCCCGGCCAAGGGCAGCCGCATCATCGTCGAGCATGAGGCCGCGATCGTCGTCCGCATCTTTACCGATTACGCCGCCGGCCGCTCGCCGCGCGCCATCGCCGAGTCGCTCAATCGCGCTGGCGTCAAACCGCCGCGCGGCGCCATCTGGCGCGCCTCTTCGATTGTCGGCAACGCCAAGCGCGGCTCCGGCATTCTGGGCAACGCGCTTTATGACGGCCACATGGTCTGGAACCGGGTCACCATGCGCAAGGATCCTCGCAGCGGCAAGCGCGTTTCGCGCGCCAACCCGACGGCCGAGTGGATCGTGCATGCCGTGCCCGAGCTGCGCATCGTCGAGCCCGCGTTGTTCGAGCGCGTGCAGGCGGCCATGGCGGCGCGCGCCAAGCAGCGGCCGGAGCGGGCGCGGCGACCCAAACATCTGCTGTCCGGGCTGCTGCGCTGCGGCTGCTGCGGCGGTGCCATGGTGGTCAACAATATCGACCGGGCCGGACGGCGCATCTATTGCAGCCAGCGGCGCGAGGGAGGGCTGTGCACCAATGGCAAGACCTATGCGCTGGCCGCCATCGAGGGCCGTGTCGTCGATGGCCTCAAGGCCCAGCTGGCGCGCCCGGAGGCGATCGCGCTCTATCTCACAACTTACCGCGCCGAGCGCAAACGGCTGGCCAGCGGCTCGGCCAGCAGGCGCGGCGTCCTCGAGCGGGGCCTGGCGCAGGCCAAGCGCGAGCTCGACCGAATCGTCGACGCCATCGCGCAAGGCAGAATCGTCGAGCAGGAAATCACCGAGCGCATGGCACCGCTGCGCGCGCGCCGCGGCGCGCTCGAGGCCGAACTGGCCGCGCTGGCGCCGCCCGACAAGATCGTCGCGCTGCATCCGGCCGTGATCGAGCGTTATCTGGCCGCCGTCGCCGAGCTGGCCGCGACGCTGCGCGCCCGCACAGTCGAGGGCCACGAGGACGTCGCCGGCGCGCTGCGCGAGCTGGTCGCCGCCGTGACGGTCGCACCTGGTGCTGGCAACGAGCCGGAACTGACCGTCTCCGGCCGGCTCGCAGCGCTGGCCGGTGGTGAGTTATTCCCGAGTGGGCCACTCCATCGGTCAGCGATGGTAGCGGGGGAGGGATTTGAACCCCCGACCTCCGGATTATGATTCCGCTGCTCTAACCAGCTGAGCTACCCCGCCATTCCGAAACGTTATCTGCCGGAATGGACGCG